TAATGTTATCAGTATGTCGCTTGATCCTAATAGAGAAGATAAGATTATTGACTTTGTTGTCGAGTCTGCTAGATCATTAATTAAAAATACTAAAAATACTAAAACATTAATTCAGGCAATGCAAGAGGTATTGGCATGTATGCCCATATATGAATTTGGTAAAGACGGTAATAGAGTTAAATTAGAAATAGACGAATACTTAGAAAAGGTTGCTTCAAAAAACGGTATGGAAAAAGTGTTTGGTAGAACAGCAGATTTATCTAAAGTAAGTTCAAAAGATATTATGGAACTTGCACGTTCTGGTGGTTATAATTCTACAAAGACAAAAGTATTCAGTAAAGGTAAAGTAAAAGATGTAAAAAGAATGACAAAAAAAATGAGTGCTAATATAAGAGACAATAGACCTGAAAAACTTGCTCGGGCAGCACTTGTAAATATATTTAATAACTTATGGCAATTATCCGTTTACAGTAATAAAAGAAATTTGGTTGAGGCGATTGATTATTGTATTAAAGACAAAGACGCATTATATGGTATTAAAAAATCATTTGGTATTGATCTTAACTTAATTAAGAGATTAAACAATGCAGGTTCTATCAACCAAGAATCCGCTGATGTGTTGATTAATAATTATCATTATAGACAAAAAGAAATAATTAGAAAGAAGACCGTCAATGAGTCATCTTAAACACACTAAAACATCAAAATTATTATTAACATATAAAAATGGTATTATTGATAAAATTTTAAACAAGATACCAGAGTCTATGTTAAAAGATAAGAATGTTATATTTTTTGATCCTTCTATGGGTTCAGGTCAATTGATCGGTGCTATAGAAGAAAAATTAATTGATGTCGGTAATAAAATCAAAGATGTATCCAAAAGGGTATTTGGATTAGAGAACAATAATTTTGATATAAGTATTGCTAAACATAAAAATTATTTACAAGGTAAATATATGAAAGGTAAGTTAACTAGAACAGGATTTGATATGCCAAAAGATATGAAAGATAAATTAACTAAAAACTTTTGTGTTGCTATTACTAACCCACCATATGTAGGTGCTAAACAAACACATCAAAGATTTTATAACGAATTATGTAAGATTGCAGACTTAGTCGTTACCATTCAACCTGCTACACCATATCTTAATAAGAATAAACTTAGAAACCACGAAGAGGTTATGATAGAAAATGTCTTAAAATATAAGACGGACACTATATTTGTGGAGAGTAGAGAAGTTTTTAAAAATGCTACTGTTGAGAACCATTTAGCAATTACAATTACTAATACAACACAAAAAAATAATAGTAATAAATTATCCTCTATAACATACAAAGATGGTAAAACATATAAAAATATTGATATCGAAGATGTAAATATTCATGGTATCGATCCTAAAGTGTTTAATGTACTTAGAAAGAAATTTGATAATTATGTTTCAAAACATGGTTCGTTAGACGATATAACATATTATAAGGAGAAAAAATTTAGAAAAAATATATGTGGTTTACCTAAATTGAGATCAAATATTGGTACAAGAGTTTTTTATTCTTTTATTCCTGATGATGAAAAAAAATGCCAATATTATACAACTGATATTAATGAAGAACGAGATTATGGAATTGAAGTGAAAAGCAATAAACAAATTAAAAATGTTTATACATATCTTAAAACTTATGTTGCAAGATTTGGTCTTGCATTGTTAAAGATCAATCCTAACAATCACACAGGTAGATTTTTTAGAAAAGTTCCTCTTGTTAATTTTGATAAAAAATGGACAGATGAAATGTTAGCAAAAGAATTAAAGATAACAAAAAGTGAAATGAAATTTATAATGAAATTACTAGGTAATTATCATGGTTAATTGGCAACCTATAATAGATAAGGTTAATGAACACGGTTATATGTCTGGTGTTGATAGAATGTCTGACCGAGTTAAAAATACAGGTGAAATATTTACACCAACAACCATGGTTATTAAAATGATTGAAAAATCAGGCATAGATAATTATGGTTTAGGTAAGACCGTTTTAGACCCAGCGTGTGGCGATGGACAGATGTTAGTATCCGCTAAGTGGTTAAAAGTATTACACTTTGGCATGACCGAAGAAAATGCTTTAAAAGATATTTACGGCGTAGATATTATGAGAGATAACGTTGATCTATGCAAAAAGAGATTAGGTGGTGGTAATATCCTTATGGGTAATACTTTAGACCCATACACAAAATTAGAAGAACAGACAGAATACGAACATCAAAAAATGATCGAACTGTTTGGAGGGGCGACTTTACCTATATAGCGTCTCCGTGGTTTCATCACCCTTTATTTTTATTTTTTTTATATGATGGAATCACTTCTTCTAATCTAAAAAGTCTTTAAGTGATCTTCGGTAAGTATAACGAATTTCATATCATGCTTAATACACCATGCGTTTGCAGTTTCCCACTTACGCCTGTTGGTCTCATAAGTTAAAACAGCATTTCTATAAACACGGCTACTTTTTAATTTCTTAACAGGCCGTTGTACTTGATACTTAGGTTTAATCTCAACTATTATTTTCTTATAAGTGCCATCTGGTTGCTTATACTTCATATAGAAGTCAGGAAAGTATCTATGTATTCTATTGTCAATTGATCTATACGGTATTATTAATTCTTCACTACCCCATTCAGCGACATTTTCATTCCTATCACACCAATTGGCAAACTTACGTTCCCAACTAGAACGACAGATTATATTTGTAACATCACCTTTATACTTCTCTGGATTAGTAGGCGTATATTTGCTTTTGTATGGTTTTTTGTCTATGTTTGTTAATTTCTTAAATCTCATATTATTATTTATTTCATTATAAATATATACATGGCAACTGTATTTGATAGACTAAAGGATAAGGCAGGAGATTTTAGAAATAGAAAATCTGTTGACTGGTATAGGGCACAAATTAATAGACTTAAAATTAAGACAAATGCAAGTCAATTAATTAGACAAGGCAAAACAAAAGGATCACCAACTGAAGGTAATCTAAATTTGTTTGGTTATAGTCCTAAGTATGCCAACACATTAAAATATTATGATGTGTTTCCTCTAGTGTTGCCGTTAAGATTTGTACCTGGTGGGTTTATAGGATTAAATTTTCACTATCTACCACCAACTTTGAGATTTAAATTATTAGATATATTACAACGATATACAAACAGTCCAAGGTTTGAAGCAAACAGTAGATTTGTTGTATATTATGATGATTTAAAGAACTTAAAAATAATCAAGCCGACACTTAAAAGGTATTTGTATGCCAAGGCAACAACTCCTTTTTTGAAGATAAATATGGATGACGCTGCTATTGCGGCCTATCTTCCTGTTGCAAACTTTAAGAAAGCAACAGAGCGTAAAGTGTGGGCAGATAGTAGGAGGATGTTATAATGAGAGACACTAAAAAATTAGAAATGCATACACAACAAAAGTTAAAAGAGCATAAAGAAAAAATATTACAAAGAACTTTAGTTAGATCAGTTGAAACTGGTGCTAACGGGACACAAAATTACGTCTTAAAAGAAGGACAGAATGCTGGTAAAGTAGCAAAAAGGGATCAATAATGAAACAATGGTTTAATAAACTAATTGATAAACTATTTGGCAAAAGATGTCAATGTGGTAAAAAGGAAAAATAATGGCAATATTCAGACAAGGTGTAAAAATAGGTGGGTTTGATGTAAGAATAGGACTACCTAGAGATAGAGGATTTGATCCTGTTGAAGCACAAAAACGAGTAGATCAAAGTAGAGCAAGTCTTAACAGAAACACCGAAGTCAATAAGTTTAGATCGTTTATTTCTGAAGGTAGTGGATTGGCAAGAACAAATCGTTACATGGTAACTATTAACTTTCCTAATAAACTAATTTCACAAACAGACTTGAGCCAAGAGTTTGAAGAATATCAAATTGCTTCAGACTATACAAATTCATTACACAAAAGTATTAAAGATAGATTGTTTTTTTTCTGTGAGAGTGCTACATTGCCAGGTAGAACAATCGCAGATGAAACAAAAGATGATCTATATGGTCCTGAAAGAAAAATTGCAAGAGGTGTTACCTATGATGATTTAACACTTACATTTTACATGGGACAAGATATGGCTGAACATCAATTGTTTAAGTCATGGCAAAACATGGCAGTTAATCCATATACTTACAACGCTAATTATTATGATGAGTATGTTGGATCAATTGATATATTTCCGTTAGTAACTGTAAAGACAAATCCAGAGTTACAACCACAACCAACTAATAATAACATGCCATCAATTGCTGAAAAGGCAATGTCATTTTTTGGTAAGAGAAGTGAACCTACCTCAAACAATCAATACATGGGTCCTATGGCACATGCAACAGTTGGAAGTAGTTTTGTTCATGTACTTGAAGCATTTCCAAAAACTATTAGTGATATATCAATGAGTTATGGAACAGGAGATTTAGTAAAATTATCAGTTACGTTTTATTACAGATACAACTTAACTGCTGCTGATTTGGCATTGATCAATGAAGGTAGATATAATGTTGTACCAGGAAAACTACATGGGAACATTGCTAAAATAGACAACTTAGACCAATATGGTAAGTTTGGTTCATTAATAAGAAAATTACCACCTGATATTAGAAGAGCAGGCCGAGACGTTGTCAATATAGCAAAAACAAGATTCCCAACAGGTAAGATATTTGGTGGCAGAGTAACGCCTCCATTCTTCTAATAAATAGAATTATATTATAAAGGAGTTAAATTATGGCAATACCGAAGATTGTGACACCTACTTATGAATGTGAGTTACCATCTACAAAACAAAAAATCAAATTTAGACCGTTTTTAGTTAAAGAGGAAAAGGTTATGTTAGTGGCACTAGAGGCCGATAATGATGATTCTATCCGAGAAGCTTTAGTTAAAATTGTATCTAACTGTATAGACGGTGAATTAGATGTAGAAAAACTACCTATATTTGATTTTGAATATTTGTTTTTAAAGATACGATCAAAGTCAGTAGGTGAGGTTGTCAAATTAAAACTTAAATGTCCAGATGATGAGAAGGTTACAGTTGATTATGAGTTAAACCTCGATGAAATAAAAGTTGAGATTGATCCTAAATCTAAACTTGAAGTACCCTTTACAGAATCATATGGCGTTGTATTAAGATATCCTACAATAAGAGAAGTGATGAAAGATGATGAAACATCCCTACTAAGCCTATCTCTTATTAAAGATTGTCTAAAAATGATATACAATGGCGATGATACTTACTATCGAAAGGACATAACAGACGAGGAGTTTGATGAATGGATTGATACATTAACTAAGGATCAGTTTGATTTACTTGTTAAATGGTTCAAATCAGTGCCTAAAATTGAACATGTTATTAAATATAGTAATCCTAAGTCTGGTAAAGAGTTTAGTTTGAAGTTGTCTGGAACTAAGGATTTTTTTTAGTTTCCCTCAACCATGACACGCTAGAAAATTACTATAGAACTAATTTTGCATTGATTCATCATCATAAATATTCATTAGATGAATTAGAGTCAATGGTGCCGTGGGAGAGGGAGATATACATAGACCTTCTATTAGAAAACTTACGAGACGAAAAACAAAGACTCGATGAAGCAAAAAGAAGTAGAGGATAGACATGGAAGAACAAACTAAAAAAGTAAATTTAGAGTTAGAGATTGATACGTCAACTGTGGACTCTAGTAAAAACAAATATCAAGGTTTAATTGACCTTGCAAAAGCTGTTGACGCATGGAGAATATTTCCTAGATTGTTTTTAACAGTTTACATTATCTTATTATACAAATGTGTCATATGGTACATGAATTTACAAGCACCAACTATGGAACAAAGTGGGTTAATCAGTATCGTTGTAGGTGCTGGCGCTGCCTGGTTTGGTTTATACACAGGAACAAGTAAGAGTAAGAAATAATGGAAATTACAGCAGAGTTATTACAAGTTATAAATGATACAAGTTGGACTGATGGTATTGGTACAATTGTTGTGTTGTTAGTAGCATATGCTGTTTACAAATACATCAATAAGAGGTTCAAGTAATGGTAAGATTAAAACGATTTCAGACATTGTTAAAAGAAAAAAGAGACGAGTTTAAAGGTGAGTCCGATCGTGTTGCAATTGCTGAAGCAGGAACACAATTTTCTAAAAATGTTCAAATAAAAGTTGATGAACAATTTTCAAAAGAAAACAAATCAGGTGATATAAAATTTGATAAGGTATCAAGTGCTGTAAAAAACATTCCAGAACAACTTAGAGGTGATATTGAAAACCTTGAAGATGGATCATACAACGATTTAGTTAGATTTATTAGAAAATATGAAAGACTTTTAAATGAAGTACAAGGTGGAAGATTGTATGATGATAAAGAACAAGAGTATATCAAAAAAACAGTTGAACCAGTATTACTTGAAATAACAAATTTAAAAGGTCCTATTGCTCGGGCTGCATTTGCCTTTGAAGACTTTAAATCACAATTCAAACCTCTAAAATTAGCAGATAGATTTTTAGGTGAACTTCCTATCATAGGTGATATGATAAGAGATAGATTACAAGCAAAAGGTGAGGCAGATAGAATGGCTAAATCTGTAGGATTGAGAGCTGCAAAAGAAAGAACTAGAGGTGAACTAAAAGAGGCTGCTGAGACAAGAAAAGGTATATCTCAACCAGAATCACCAATTAGTTTTGCAGATGACAAGTCATCAGGAAGTGTAGGTGGCGCACTTGGTGATCTTGCTAAAAATGCTTTTATGGGAAAAGGATCCGAAGAGTCACAAAAAGAACAGGCAAATGTAAAACAAAGAGAACTTAATATTTTTGAATCAATTATGCAAAACACAGAAAGAACAAATGAACTGTTAGAAGAATTGACTGAAGCAACTGAAGAAGGTGATGGTGGTAGTGGAATATTACAAGCATTAGGAATACAACAACTACTTAAAGGTGGTACAGGTATTATCGGTAAGGCAGGAGCTACAGCTGCAAGCTTATTTGGTCTTAATAAGTTTAAAAATATGTTTGGCAAAAACAAAAACATGGAACAGAATAACAAGAAACAGAGGAAGAATAAGAAATCAATGAAAAAGGGTGCTGGAAAAGCAGCTGGTAAGTTTGGTAAGGCAGCTCTTCGAGGACTTAAATTCATTCCAGGTATTGGTCTTGTTGCGGCTGGGGGAATGGGATTATATGATGGAGTAAAAGGATTTAATGCTGACGAAGACGCAAGTTTTGGTGAAAAACTAGGCAACGCTGGTAGTAGTATATTGAGTGGATTAACATTTGGAATGCTTGGGCAAGACTCAGATGAGATCGCAGCTGAAAGTGAACTTTCAGATAGTGATATTTCAAAAGCACTAGATACACCTAATACAACCGCTAGAAAACAAAGTCAAAGTGTAGGATTAGATCAAGTATTTCAAATTAATGCAGAAAAAGTTATGTTAAAGGCAAACTCAATGAGACAGTTGCAGAATGAAAATGAAGTGATAAGACGTGATATGACAACAGGTCAAAATGGTGCAGTAAACAATTCAGTTACAAGTCAAGTTATAAACAATGCCAAGAGTACATTTATGGGACCTAGACTAACTTCAACAAATCCTAGAAACGTTGTTAAATCAGTATTTTAATCTCATTTTTCACATATAAATATACAAGAGGTTAAAAATGATTGTAAAAAGTTATCCATTAAACGTAGAAGACACAGACGGACATTATATCTTATTTACCATATTTGAAAGGGCCGAACAAGTATATAAGTATGGGTTTAAAGGTGATACAAATGTTGAACAGGCACAGTTTGTCAATTCTGAAATTAAAAATCAATCTGTTAGTAGATTGCTAAAAGAAAAACAAAAAAGACTTAAAGCAGGAGCACCTATAGAAAATATTTACACTAAAAGAGGCCGAACAACAATATTTGGTGCTAGAGGTAAGGCTAGAAAAGATAGTGACACACCAGTAGGTGCTATATCAATATACACACCTAAATCCATAAGTGTAAATCACAAATCAAATTATTCTGATGAAGCCATAACTGGTCTTGGAAATGCACTACAAGTAATTATTGACAATGAGAGTGGTATAAAGGGAACTGGAAAGGCTTTATTGGGTCTTGGTAGAACAGTTGCTGGTAGTCTTGCTCAATTAGGTGGTACAGGAGGTGGTTTACAATCATTAACAGGAACAGCAGTTAATCAAAGTCAGGCTGAAGTATTATTTACAGGACTAGATTATAGAACGTTTAGTTTTGATTTTTCATTTATGCCATCAAATGCTAAAGAGGCGCAGACAGTGGATGATATAATAAACATGTTCACTTATTACATGCTACCAGATAGAAAACAAAACAATGCTATGACATATGCATTACCAGCAGAGTTTAATTTGAAATACATGTATAGGGGAAGACAAAACAACTATATTCATAAGGCCTTAACACTTGTGTTAGAGAACATGGATATTAAATACGGTGGTGAGAAGTTTGCCACATTTAGAGGCAATGATCATGGTGCTCAACCAGTTAAAACAGATGTAACATTAACATTTAGAGAAGTTGAAATTGCAGATAGAGCAACTTTATATAAAGGCCTTGAAGGAGTTACTAATCAACAAATTAAGAACGATAAGGCTATTGCGTTGGCTGAAACCAAAGAAATTGAAGATCACATAAACAATCTCAGTGATTATGGGGCAGGAGGAGGTTAATATATGGAATATTTTAACACATTACCGAAAATTGCTTACGACTTAGAAGGCAAGAATGAATTTAATCTTATCACAGATATATTTCGTTTCTTCAAAGTAAGAGACGGCATTGTTGATGAGGTAGTTCTGTTAGACAAGTATGAAGTAAAAGATGGTGAAACACCTGAAATGGTTTCATATAGATTTTATAATTCAGTTTATTATCATTGGGTAGTCATGTCAGTAAACAAAATCAAATCACGTTACTATGACTGGCCGATGAGTCAAGTGCAGTTTAGTAAATACTTAACAGACAAATACGAAAATCCAGGTGCAATACATCACTATGAAATAGATCAGTTAAGTGGTCCTACGGCGTCACTTGATAATTCACATGTAATAGAAGTCAATGCAGATTATCCTAATGCGTATCCTGTATCAAATAGAGAGTACGAAGAACGACTACAAACAAAAAAAAGATTAATCAAAATACTAAATCCTGAATACTTGGAAGACTTTATTCAGGAGTATCAACGGATCATAACTAGATAATGAAATGGCAAAAACAACTTACACAGATAACAATCTAAAATTTGCTGATGATTTTCGTCTAAGCAATATTGTTCTTTACAATTACAAAGGCGATGCTTTAGATATTACCGAAGATGTAGTTACAATCAACATATACGAGAGTATTGACAATCACACACTATCAGGTTCAATTACATTTGTAGATCAACGTGCCACTGTTGAGCAGTTTCCTATTATTGGAAAAGAGTTTGTTGAGTTTAAGGTAAGAACACCTGTTGAGACAGAAACAAATAGTGAAATAGATTTTACAAAGCATAAAATGTATGTTCACAACATTGCCGCTCAATCAATAGTAACACATAGAAATCAAGTATTTGTGCTTGACTTTATATCAGCAGAAGCAATACGAAGTACAAGAAAACGAGTGAGTCGTGCCTTTACAGGTTCATACGACAAGGCCGTTTCAAACATATTTAAATCTGAATGGGGTATTGGTAGTCACAAAAGATTGTATGTAGAACCAAGTTCAGAAAATAAAAAAGTAGTTATACCTAATTTAAGACCACTGGATGCCATAGAGTTCTTATCAACAAGAGCATTATCAAACTACACAAACACACCATCATTTCACTTTTATGAAACAACAAGAGGTTTTCATTTTAGATCATACGATAGTATGATGAAAGATGTATCAAGTGGTTCACCATTAGAAACAGATGTAACTTATGAGTTAGCAACCTCAGACGTGCCAAATCCATCTAATCCAAACAATCCTGATATAACAGCATTGTTTAGAGTCTATTCACATGAGTTCTCAAACAACACAGACTCATTAGAAGAATCAACCGATGGTGTATTTTCAAACACAGTATTGGCACATGACACATATAACAAAACAATTACAAAAACAGAATTTAACTATGCCTCAGACTATTACAAGTTTCCACATTTAGAAAATCAAAATGTAGAGGAAGAGTTCGCAGTAAAGTATAGTGCATTGCCATTATCAGCAGCCGATCCATCGGAGAAAGCTACCAACAAATATGGTCGTTATTCACTCTATAGCGACTTTACAGAAGGAAAAACGATGGTTACGAGCAATACATCAAATATTCACAACAACGTAATGGCGAATGGATATGAGACAAATAGAATAGTGCCATACAGAAATCACTTAAAACGTGTATTAGATGTAATAAAACTTGAAATGACCGTGCCAGGTAACACAACTTTGAACGTAGGTCAAGTCATAAATGTAAAAGTGCCATCATATGCACCAGCAGTGTATGAACACGCAGATAAGCGATATAACATATACCTATCTGGCCGATACTTAATAACAGATTTAAGACATCATTTTGACCTAGATCAAGGCAAACATAGAACAATAATGACCGTATCAAAAGAAACACTTGCCACACCATTAGAAACGTCATTAGATCAGTTTACCTTTCAAAAGACAAATGAGAACAGATTTGCTACGCAGACAGGCGATGAACCTGAAATCGCAGAACCAGTTGTAGATATTAAAAATCAATCAGTTGTGCCAGTAGAACAAATAGAGAACAAAGACGTACCTGCCACATTTACAAAGGTGGAAGACTTAGTAACAGATGTACCAGTTAAAAAACCAGTAGTTAAAAAGGCAGTAGTTAAGAAATTTGAACCATTTCCTGAACTTTCAAGCAACATGTACTCAACCACAGGCACAATAGAAGAACGAAAACAACAATGGCGTAAGTACAAAAAGGCCTTAGTTGAAGCAGAACAAAATAAGACAGTATCGCAAGAGGAGATCAATTATCGTATAGAAATGATGTTGTCAGAAAAACAATCCATTCAAAATGCAGAAAAACTTGTGGATATAAGACGACAACAAGCAAAACTACAAGGTACAACATTTACAACAAAAGATGAACTAAATCTACTTAGTGAAAGAGATGCCAGCAGTGCTGCTACAAGAGCATCCGAACTTGCCAAGGCAGGATATACGGAAGATTCATTAACACAGGCCTTAAAAGATAAACTTAGACCAAATAACAAACTGGCAGATAAACAAGGCACATTAGACGAATACATAGACAAGGCTAAGAAAGGAACATCAGGTATTATATAAAAATGAACAAAACTTCAAGCATTCTTAGAGAAAGCTCAGAAAAATTTTTTAGAGACATATACCAAGGCCTTATCAAAGCCAATATGTACACAATATCTAAGAAATTAGAGATATTTACAGAATATCTATCAGACATATGCCAACAAACGACAGAATACATGAAAGAAAGACTTTGCCAGAGAGAATATGAAACAAAAACGACACAAAGCGTACACAATAGAGGCCTAGATATAGTTGCTTCGCAACCGCCGTTGTCGATATCATGTTTTTACACACTAAAAAAAGATCAAAATAAATATGAATCAGAGCAGGATATAAGACAGACATTTATCGGAATTTTCTGCCAAGGCCTGCTGAAAGGAAATGAAAATGCCAAATAACTTCTTAGGCCACGATGGTTTCATATGGTTTATAGGCGTAGTCGAAGATAGACAAGACCCAACAAAGACCGGCCGTGTTCGTGTAAGGTGTTTAGGTTATCACACAGACGACAAGACGGCCTTGCCTACTTCAGATTTGCCATGGGCATCTGTTATGTTACCGATTACTTCTTCAGGTATATCTGGCATAGGACAAACTCCTCTCGGCCTTGTTGAAGGGTCGTGGGTGATTGGTTTTTTTAAAGACGGCCAAAGTTCGCAAGAGCCAATTATACTTGGTTCATTGCCAGGCCAACCAAGTGAATACGGCCATCCTAATAAAGGGTTTTATGATCCAAACACGGCCGAGGGATTGTATTTTGATGGTTCACTACAAGAAGGAGAAGGCCAACGTAAAGTGTCAGTGTATCCTAGATACATAGATGAACCTGACAGTAATCGTTTATCAGTTAACGAAGTAGAACACAGCAGTATAGAGGCCAGAGAGTTGGCACGAATTACAAACATTCCAAGTGCGGCCTTTGAGGAAGTTAACAATGCCAAAGACGAGGCCTTGGTTGCTTCAAGTGGCACGGCCTTTGATACACCTGAAAACACATACAGCGCAGAATATCCTTTTAATCATGTATATGAATCAGAAAGCGGCCATCTATTAGAATTTGATGACACGGCCGCAAGTCAGCGTGTACATCTAAGACATAACAACAACACAGGCATAGAGTTTACTGGAAATGGCAATAGAGTTGACACAATTTCAAATGACCTATACAGTATTACAACCAATGACTCATATGCATATATAAACGGCCATAGTACCACCACCATTAACGGCCGACACAAATTGTATATTAACTCTAGTGGTAACACAGATAACAACTATGATATACAGATAGGGCCAAATGCCAATATTAATATACAAGTAGACCAAGGCAATATTAATCTTGTTACAAAAGACGGTAATATCAATATGAACAGTGCATCTGACTTTAATCTATTAGTCAATGGCAACATGACCACTAAGGTAAAAGGATATGTAAAAACAACAATAGAAGGCAAGAATCCAGACACAGAACTAGGCCTTGAAGAAGTGGTAACTGAGAAGATAAAAGTAACAGGTAAAACAATAGACTTAAACTAAGGGTAGGGCCATGTTAGGGCCATATTAAT